ACTTGACTCAGAAACAAATGGCTTATATCCTCGCAATGGACATATGATTGGTATATCTATGTCTTACAATGGTGAGAGCGGCATTTACATTGACACAGAATGCTTTGATGAAGAAATAGAAAGTATGTTGAAAGAGCTTTTTCTAAAAAGAAGGGTTATCTTTCATAATGCCAAGTTCGATATGGCATTTTTTCAGTATCACTTTGGCTTTGAGTTTCCTCGCTTTGAGGACACCATGCTGCTCCATTACCTCATAGACGAGAATCCTGGAGGGCATGGCCTCAAACAGTTATCTATTAAGTTCACACCCTATGGTGATTATGAAAAGCCAATGTACGATTGGATAGATCAGTACAAACGTGCAAACGGCTATAACCAAGAAAGTTTTTCTTGGGACATGATTCCTTTTGATGTAATGAAAACGTATGCAGCAATGGATGCTGTATGTACTTTTCTGCTTTACCAAAAATTTAAGAAGATTAAACAAAATCCAAAACTCAAGTGGGTATATGACCATATTCTTATTCCTGGCTGTCGCTTTTTGATTGATGCTCAGGACAATGGTGTACCTTTTGATCGTATGCGACTTCTCGTATCTCAGGGACTAATGCAGGATGATATCGACGAAGCTATTCAAGCTCTATATGATGTGCCTGAGATAAAGCAATTTGAGAAAGCTCAGGGCAAACAGTTTAACCCTAACAGTACTGTACAACTACGTTCCCTATTGTTTGACTATATTGGTCTCAAGCCTACAGGCAAAAAGACGGGTACTGGTGCAAACTCTACAGATGCGGAAGTACTACAGCAGCTTGGGGAAGTACATGACGTTCCTCAACACATACTTAACATCCGCCAAAAATCAAAAATCAAGAATACATACCTTGATAAGATCATTCCTCAGCTTGATAGAGATTCTCGCCTTCGGACTAATTTCAATCTTCACGGCACTACTAGCGGGCGCCTTAGTAGTTCTGGCAAGTTAAATATGCAACAGCTGCCTCGCGATAATCCGATTGTAAAAGGATGTATCAAAGCGGCAGCAGGACATAAAATTGTTGCAATGGACTTAACTACCGCAGAAGTATATGTTGCTGCAAAACTTGCAGAAGACGAAGCGCTTATGGATGTATTTCGTTCTGGCGGAAACTTTCATAGTAGTATTGCGAAGACAGTATTTAAACTACCCTGCGATGTAGAAGATGTTGCAGAACTCTACGGAACTCAAAGACAAGCTGCAAAAGCAGTTACATTTGGTATTATGTATGGAGCTGGTCCTTCAAAGATCAGTCAACAAGTAACAAAAGATTCAGGAAAAAATTTCAGTGTTTCAGAAGCTAAAGAAGTTATTGATGATTATTTCGGCTCTTTCCACCGTCTTAAAAAGTGGTTGGAGACAAATCAAAAGTTCATTGAGCAAAATGGGTTCGTTTATTCGTTTTTTGGACGGAAGCGACGACTACCTAACGTCTTATCTGAAGATGCTGGTATTCGCAGTCATAGTATCCGTTCTGGGCTTAATTTTTTGGTACAGTCACCTGCTTCGGATATTAACCTTCTAGGTGCAATTGATATGAACGACTACATACGAGTAGAAAAAATGAAGTCTCGTATTTTTGCATTAGTTCATGACTCAATACTTGCGGAGGTTCCTGATGATGAAGTTGAAGACTACAGCAGAGCACTTAAAACCTTTATTCAGCTTGATCGTGGTATTTCTATATCTGGCGCTCCCGTTGGCTGTGACTTTGATGTGCATGAAGATTACTCTTTAGGTAAGTTTGAGAAAATGTATGGTCATAACTTGGAAGAAGTTGGGTAGTATTCAGTTTCCAATCTTTGCTCTTCCTTCCTCAAACTGGGAAGAGCAAGATGGACTACTGTATATAGATAATAGAGTAGTGGACGATAGAAATATGTCTGGAAAAACTCTTGGCATGAGAAGGCTTCAGACTCCGATAAAAGATTTATTACCGCTTCGGGGATCTATCGCGGCTCCTGTATCTTTAATTCGCCAACCTAGAATTAAAACTTTTATAGATAATGTTGGAACTCCATTTATCTATGAAAAAACAACATCGAGTTCCTTAAAGTACTACAAGATAAGAAAAGTAGAACGTAAAGATGTTGCTTCTGTCTTGTGGTTAAAAGGGATATCTTTTCCATTTAAAGTTCCTCGTCCTCCTACTGATGATCTCAGTTGGGCGGGAGTTCTACATCTAGGAGAGGTTCCTTGGTTATTGTACGAGTATTCGGAGACTGCAAAATCTGACACTCGAAGAAAAGTATAAATTTATGGCAAGAAAAAATAGAACTCTAAACTCATCGGGGCTAGTATTACAAGATATTGAGCCTTTAACACGGAACCAAGTCTTAGCTTTTGAAAGCGAAAGAAACCTAATTCTTCACGGTGTAGCGGGTACAGGAAAAACTTTCATATCTTGTTATCTTGCATTTGATGATATGACAAAAGGCATGTATAAGCAGCTAATTATCATACGAAGTGCAGTACCTACAAGAGATATCGGATTTTTACCTGGGAGTGAAAAAGAGAAGGCTTCTGTTTACGAAGAGCCCTACAAGGATATTGCAGTAGAACTTTTTCAAAGAGGAGACTCCTATGAGATTCTCAAGACAAAAGGACTATTACATTTTATGACAACTTCATATCTACGAGGAATTACTCTTAAGGATGCAATTATAATTGTAGATGAATGTCAAAATATGTCTTTTCATGAGTTAGATTCAATTGTAACTCGTGTGGGTACAAATTGTAGGATTGTTTTCTGCGGAGACTTTCGACAGGCAGATTTGCAGAAAAACGGTCTGCAAGAGTTTATACGGATATTGAAAGCTATGGATCAATTCGATTTAATAGATTTTGAGATAAAGGATATTGTACGCAGTGATTTCGTAAAAGATTACATTACTGCGAAGACGGACTTAGGTTTGTGAAGGCAGTAATAAGTAATAGAATTTACTTAGAAGTAACGGACGAGTATAAGGACTTTCTCAGTAAAGAACTTACTTATACAATTCCATCTTATAATCCTACAGATCCACCTTTAGTGATAAAAAATATGTCACGAATAAAATCTGGGTTGGTTAGCATTCCTGTTGGTAGAACTGACTTAATTCCCCAGGACTATGAAGTTGTAGATAAAAGAGAGGTTATAAAAGCAGACTTTCCAACATTTAAGTTTGATTTACGAGATAGCCAAAAAGCAGTCTATGATGAGTTAAATGACAATGCTATAATAAACGCTTGGGTCAGCTGGGGCAAGACTTTTACAGGTCTTGCAATAGCTGGCAAGCTAGGTCTAAAAACACTTGTGGTTACCCACACAGTTCCTTTGCGTAATCAGTGGGCAAAGGAGGTAGAGAAGGTCTATGGATTTAAGCCAAGTATTATTGGAAGCGGTAGCTTTGATACTTCTGCTCCTGTGGTTATTGGCAATACTCAAACTCTTTATCGTAATATACCAGAAATACGCCGAATATTTGGGACAGTCATCTTGGATGAGATGCACCATGTCTCGTCTCCGACGTTTTCTAAAATTATAGATACAAACTATGCACGATATAAGATAGGATTGTCAGGAACCATAGAAAGAAAAGATGGAAAGCATGTAGTCTTTCGAGACTACTTTGGTCACAATGTATTTAAACCACCAAAAGAAAACTTTATGCCTCCAAGTGTTCATATTTTGAACTCAGAGATAAGGTTTATGGACGGAGCCAGAATACCTTGGGCCAATAGAGTTACTGCTTTGGCTAATAATGAAGAGTATCGTCACACCATTGCTTTGACTGCTGCGGCCTACGCCGCAAAAGGTCATAAAGTACTGGTTGTAAGCGATAGAGTGCATTTCTTGAAAGCCTGCGCCGAACTGGCTGGAGAAGATGCAATATGTGTTACGGGTGAGGTTTCGCATGAGGATAGAGAAAAGTACATATCTGAAATCAGAAATGGAAAAAAGAAAATTCTATTTGGTACGCAAGCTATCTTCTCTGAAGGAATCTCAGTAAATAACTTAAGTTGTCTCATTCTTGGTACTCCCATAAATAATGAGCCTCTGCTCACACAACTTATTGGGCGCGTAATACGAAAAGAGGAGAACAAGAGAGATCCAGTGGTCGTAGATATACATCTAAAAGGAAACACTGCAAGAAAGCAGGCTTCCAATCGCATGGGTCATTACATGAAACAGGGCTATGCAATTAAACAACTGTAAAAAAATAGTTCTTGACATTTGTGGTATTTTTTAGTATAATATATGTTCTTATTTGACTGGCCGAAAATCTACGACGCCTCCGAAGGTAATGTCGTTGAGATTGTACGAATTTTTAGGATGATTGTTGAAAAACAAATTCCTAAGAATAAGTACGATCCTATATTTAGATATTCGCAGAAAGACTTCTCAGGGATTAACTTTATGCTACATCCCGACGTCCTCCTATACCATTCATTTAAGTATAAATACCGTGAAATTGCACAGTATATAGGTCTGTGCGCTTTGCGTTCAGCAGCAGACTTTCTCTCAACACAAGACCCTTCTCTTGAAAGGGTTTTGATGCCAGGATTAAGTCCCGAAAGAATAATAGAAAACAATAGGCTACTTCAGATAGACGACGATAGAGTATATTTTCGCTATGAAGAAGTCAATCCAAAGGAGATACACTAATGGCTATTAAGTTTAACCAGCACAAAGGTGCTGCACAAAAATCAAACATCACTTCATTTCAGTACACGGATGGTGATAACAAGTTTCGTTTAGTAGGAGATATTCTTGCTAGATATGTGTACTGGATCAAAGGCGAGAACGATAAAAACATTCCTCTAGAGTGTTTGTCTTTTGACCGCAATAAGGAATCATTTAACAACCAAGAGCGAGACTGGGTTCGTGAGTACTACCCCGATCTGAAGTGTGGCTGGAGCTATGCAACTCAATGTATTGATAATGGTCAAGTTAAAGTTGTAAACCTCAAGAAGAAGCTGTGGGAACAAATCATTACCGCAGCAGAAGATTTAGGTGATCCAACAGATCCCGAAACAGGCTGGGATGTACAATTTAAGAGAGTAAAAACCGGTCCTCTACCCTATAATGTAGAGTACCAGTTACAAGCTCTTAAGTGTAAGCCTCGTGCTCTAGGAGAAGATGAGCTTGCTTTGATTGCCGATCTAAAATCTATGGATGAAGTTATGCCGCGTCCAACTCCTGATGCTCAAAAAGAGCTGTTAGATCGTGTCCGTGACAGGGCGGGCGGTGAGGTTGATGAGACTATTGAAGACGAGTTTAAGATTGCATGATTTTATTTACGGCTGATTGGCACATTAAGCTGGGGCAAAAAAATGTCCCAGTTGAGTGGGCAACCAAAAGATATAATGAATTTTTTAACCAAGTGCACCAGCAAGCAGAAAGCTGTGATATGCACATTATTGGAGGAGATTTATTTGATCGTATACCTACAATGGACGAGCTTTCTCTATATTTTTCTTTTATACGAAAAGTGAAGAAGCCAACTCTAGTATACGACGGTAACCATGAAGCAACTCGTAAGAATAGAACATTTTTTTCGCAACTAAAACAAGCATCAAGAGATATCAACCCATTAGTAAATGTGGTTGATATCTCTTATGTTGATGAAGATTTAGGATTTGGAGTGTTGCCATATGCTGACTTGCACAGAAAAGATAGCATAGAGCATTTTGATACAAAACAACCTCTATTTACTCATGTGAGAGGAGAAATTCCTCCTCATGTAAAACCAGAGGTAGACCTAGATCGTTTTGCTGATTTTCCTGTAGTGTTTGCAGGAGACTTACATGCACATAGTAATACACAAAGAAATATTGTATATCCAGGTAGTCCAATGACTACTTCTTTTCATAGACAAGAAGTTGAAACAGGCTATCTTCTTATCAATCCCAAAGATTGGTCGTGGAACTGGTGGCCTTTTACATTACCTCAATTGATTCGCAAGACTGTAAAAGATCCTGCGGATATGGTAGCAACAGCCTATCATCATACGATTTATGAGATAGAAGGTGATATACAGGAGCTAGCAGCAGTAGAAAATAGTGAGTTACTAGATAAAAAAGTTGTGAAACGAAACTCAGAAGCATCTTTGGTCATAGAAAAAGATATGACAATGGAAGATGAATTAGTAGAGTATCTAAGATATATCTTAGAGATACCAGATAATAAAGTAATGGATATTATAGGAACGTATAATGATTACGCTCAAAAAGCTCAAGTGGAGTAACTGTTTTAGTTATGGCCCGAACAATGAGTTACAGCTAGATGATAATACTGTTACTCAGATAATTGGTACAAACGGTATGGGTAAATCATCTATACCGTTAATTATTGAAGAAGCTTTATATAATAAAAACTCAAAAGGCATCAAAAAAGCAGATATACCAAACAGGTACATAAATGATGGATATGACATAGAGTTAGAGTTTGATAAGGCAGGAAAAAATTATCTAATTCGTATAAATCGAAAAAACAATATAAAAGTTGCTTTACTAGAAAACGGAGAAGATATATCAAGCCACACGGCTACAAATACTTACAAAAGTATACAAGAAATATTGGGAGTAGATTTTAAGACTTTCTCACAGCTTGTTTATCAAAATACAAATGCTAGTTTGCAGTTTCTTACCGCGACAGATACCAATAGAAAAAAGTTTCTAATTGATCTGTTAAGGTTGGAAGAATACGTTCAGCTATTTGAAGTATTTAAAGAAGCATCAAGAGAGTCTTCAAATAAGATGATTGAAGTATCCTCAGAAATTACAACTATTGAAAAATGGTTATCAAACAATAAACTTGAGGCTACCAATATACTACCACTATTAAATTTAGAAATTGACACGGAAGAAGATGAGAAGACATTCCGTTCTCTTTCAATAGAACTTAAAAATATTTCCGAAAAAAATAAAAAAATTCTAAAAAATAATCAGTATAAAGAAATGCTCGGTAGGATAGATATTAACAAAATACAATCCTTATTAGAAACACTTCCTCCTACAGAGTCTTATGACACGTATCAAAGTATTATAGGACAGGTAGAAGGTGCTAAAAGAGCTTCTGATAACATGATGCAAAAGCTTGAACAATTAGGGGATAAGTGCCCTACTTGCGAGCAAGATATAGATGCAGAGTTTAAAAATGAGTTAATCAGAGCCGAGAAGAAAACTCTCGGCTTTTTAGCCTCCGAAAAAGAATCTAATGAAGATATTATACGTCAGATAAAAAGAAATAATAGTGCTATAACTAATTTATCTAATGCACAGAAAGAATGGGAAGATTTATTTAGAAGTATAGATAATACTTTACCTTCTAGTGTTCTTGATGCTGATGAGCTACAAGAAAAGTTAAATGAGGTTAGTTCAGAATTAAAGAAAGCAAAAGCAAAGTTAGCTGATATTGCTTCACAGAATGAGGATATCACAAGAAGAAATACTCGAATTGAAATAATTCAAGCTCAGACAGATGGATTTGTACAAAAATTATCTGCGGCACAAGAGGTATTGAATCAGAAAAAAGACTTAGACTCTAACTTAGAAATTCTAAAGAAAGCTTTTAGTACAAATGGACTACTCGCTTATAAAATTGAAAATCTAGTAAAAGAGCTAGAAGAGTTAGCAAATAGTTATCTTGCAGAACTATCAGACGGTAGGTTTACATTAGAGTTTATTGTATCAAACGATAAGTTAAATGTACAGATTACTGATAATGAAAACATTGTAGATATTCTAGCACTTTCTTCTGGAGAGCTTGCAAGAGTAAATACTGCAACGCTAATAGCTATTCGTAAACTAATGAGTAGCATATCAAAGTCAAGAATAAATATACTTTTCTTAGATGAAGTTATAAATGTTCTTGATGAGAGCGGTAGAGAAAAGATGGTAGAAGTATTACTACAAGAGGATTTAAATACCTATGTAGTGTCACACGGCTGGACACATCCTCTCCTAGAAAAAATAGAAGTTGTTAAACAAGGAAATGTGAGCAAACTAGAATGGTAGACGAAAAATTACAACTAATTCTTTTTAACGAAGAGTGTAGGCAGAGCAATCAAATAGAGCTGATAGCAAGTGAAAACTTTGCGAGTGAGACTGTAAGAGAGCTTTGCGGTAGTGTTTTTACTAATAAGTACGCTGAAGGTTATCCTGGTGCTCGTTACTATAATGGTTGCGAGTACATGGATGCTGTAGAAACATATGCACAAGAGTTAGTTCAAAAGCTATACGGATGTGCATTTTCTAATGTACAGCCCCATAGCGGGGTCAATGCAAATACAGCAGTCTATCAGGCTTTTTTGAAGCCTGGGGCTAAAATTCTTGGAATGGATCTTGCAAGTGGAGGACATTTGAGTCACGGAGCAAAGCCTACATTGAGTGGTAAAGTTTATAAGTCATACTCCTACGGAGTAGATAAGTATGGCTACATAGACTATGCTCAGGTAGAGAAAGTTGCACTAGAGCAAAATGTGGATATGATTGTGGCAGGAGCAAGTGCATATTCTCGCCACATAGACTGGGCGAAGTTTAAAGACATTGCAGAGACAGCAGATGCTTTTCTTTTATGCGATATGGCGCATTACAGCGGTCTTATTGCAGCAAGGCGCTATCCTAGCCCCCTACCCTATGCAGATGTTGTTACAAGTACTACACATAAAACTTTGAGAGGACCAAGAGGTGGTATGATTCTTTGGAATAATCCAAATTATACAAAGAGAATTAACAGTGCTATCTTTCCTGGTACACAGGGCGGGCCTTTGATGAATATGATTGCAGCAAAAGCACAATGCTTTGCAGAAGCACTAGACCCTGCATTTAGCCGATACATTGATAATGTAATTAAAAATGCTCGTACTATGGCAAAAGTATTCATGAAAGCTGGATATAATGTAATTACTGGAGGAACTGATAGTCATGTATTTTTGCTCGATCTGAGTGATAAAAAGATTAGTGGAAAAGAAGCCGCTGACAGACTAGAAGAAAACGGTATTACCGTAAATAAAAATGGTGTACCAAATGATCCTCGTAATTTTATAGAAACAAGTGGTATACGAATAGGTACTGCTGCAGAAACAACAAAAAATAGATCAAACTATTGGTTTGAGAGCTTAGCCGAAATGATGGTTGAGATACTGGAGAAGTAGTGGTAGATTCAAGAGCAAAAGGAGCTAGAGGTGAGTATCTTGTACGAGATATGCTACGAGAACACACAGGACATCAGTTTGAAAGAGTTCCTAGCTCTGGAGCACTTGAATATTTGAAAGGAGATCTGTATGTTCCTCATGCAAAAAATAAATTTTGCATAGAAGTAAAGAACTATGCGGAATCTCCTCTTACAGATAAAATCTTTACTGCTTCAAAAACAAATAATCTAATAAACTGGTGGAAAAAATTAGAAATACAAGCCGTTGGTGGTAGCCAAGAAGCTTTACTCTTTTTTAAGTATAATAGGTCTCCTGTTTTTGTTTGTACGGCAGAGCCACCAAATTCAACAGAGCACTACATATATATTAATTTCTTAGGTTGTTTTGTACTACTAGCCGAAGAGTGGCTAAACAAAGAAAAGGTAGAATTTTTAGATGGCATTTAACTTTACAGATAAAATAGTTGATAGTGATATCAATTGTACGCTTATAGTAGATGCCTTAAACTTGGCATTTAGATGGAAGCATCAGGGACGGTCAGACTTTCGGTATGAATATCAAAGAACTGTTCAGTCTCTTGCAAAATCTTATGACTGTAAGAATGTAATAATTACAGCAGATTTAGGCTCTTCTAAGTATAG